TCCGAGGAGGGGACGCCGATGGTTGCCGCCATGAACTCCAGCAGGCGCAGCCGGAGCGTCGCCGAGCCGGTGAGGATGAGCGGAGTCTTGGTCGCCGCCGGGGCGATGGTGCCAGATGCGTCATAGATGGCCATGGTGAGATCCTTTCCGTTGTTGTTCAGAGCATCGAAACATCGAGGATGTAGGAGCCGGTCCCCGCGGTGCGGGTCGCGGTCCATCGAATCGCCTTGGCGCGCAGCGGGTCGGCCTGCGCGCGGACCGGGCCGAGCGCAGCACCGGCCGGCTTCCCGCCGCCAGCGATGTACGCGACGATTGCCGCATCGGTCATCGGCGCCCACCGCGCTTCCGTCGGCCGTCGCGAGTCGTAGTTGTCCGACTGCTCGGCCGTGATGGTCGCCGTCAGCGTGCCGACGCTGGTGGTGGTGACGCTGAGCGAGTGCTTCCCGCCGAACGGGATGATCGCCTGTGCGGTGGTGGTGCCGGCGTCGAGGACGGTCGCGTTGATCGCCGTGTAGTCGACTTCCCGGGCTCGGCTTCCGGCGACTGGGACTGAGAAAGATTCTGGGCCTGCCATTTGTCAACTCCTTGCCTGCTCGCGCACGGCGGTTTCCATTCGGTCCGAAGGGGTTGGAAGCGATCCGGGGACGCTCGGTCCGCCCCCGTCGCCAGGTGCTGGCTTCGCGGGGTTTTCGTGCGACTGGTATGCCTCGGTTGCGGGCTTCTGGAAGAGGACACCGAGGACGTTTTGCGCCCACGTCTTCCATGGTGGCTTGGTCTCGATCATGTCCTGGTACGAGGCGTCCACGAGTGCGGCCCAGACGGTCGGGTAGACGGCCTTCAGCGCCGTGACCTCGTCGGGATTGAGCATCCCCGACATGAGCAAGTCCCGCGCGCGGTCGAGCGGGTCGAGCATGATGGCCACGAGGCGGTCAAGGTCGTATTGCGCGACGGACGACAGCGGCAGCGGGTTGCCCCACTCGTCCGTCTTAATCTTCGGCCCGAACTGCTTGATGTACTCGATGTGCGGCACGGCCTCGCCGCGCGCCTTCATCGTGTTCCCGGCGGCGATGAGGTGGACAAGGTCGACGTGCTTCGGATCCTTCGGCGGCTTCCGAGGGTCAGACTTGAGCCAGTTCTTGGTGCTCATTTGGTCGCCACCGCTTCCTGGTCGTCGCCGAAGATCGAGTCACGAAGATGCTGCTGGAGCGGCCTCGGGTCGTTCATTTGCGTGGCTGCGTCGATCACAGGCTGCGGGATGGCCCGTGCCGCAGCCTTCCCGGTCCCGAACAGCGTCCACTGCCCGAGTTTCGAGGCCATGGCCTTATCGGCGACCGGAGCCAGCTTCTTCGCCGCCTCGCCCGCCGCGTAGCCGTACATCGCACCGGTCGCCATGTCACCGCCCGCAAGGTGAGCAGCTCCGGCTCCGATCGCCGCTCCAGCCCCGCCAGCTCCACGCGCATGAGCGAATTTCCCAATGGCTCCCATGATCCCCTGCTTCTCCTCGCCCCCGGGACGCTCTACCTGGAACCGCTGATCTCCCGTCGCCTCTTTCATGAGGCCGAGGACGTGTACCTTCTGGTTGTTCGCTTCGAGCTGCGCCACGGTCCCGGGAGGCGAATGCAACTCGACATAGGCGTGCAGCTTGTCCTTGACGCCGTCGCCGATCGCTTGAAGCACCTTCTGCGTGTCTGTCGTCTCCCCCGCGTGCTGTGGGTTGGCTGCCATGGCAGGGCCGTGCAGGTAATCCGAGATAAACTTTCGCACCTGAGCCGGTGCCGGGTTGTTTCCCAGGCGCTTGAATTGGTCCTCGACGGCATCGATCTTCGCTAGCTGTGCCTTCGTTCCGGCCTTGAACTGATCCCGCGCGTGGTCGATCACCGACTGAATCCCGACATCTGGGACGCCGCTGCTGCCAGCCTTCGCAGATCCTTCGAGAGCTTTCGTGTAAATGGCGTCGTTCTGCGCGTTCAGTTCATTGAGACGCGGCGGAATGACTTCTTGAAGTTTCTTGGGATCCCCGAGGGCCGCCTTGATTGTCGGCTCGCTCTTGATGACCTCGGCGACCTGCGGTCCCTCCTTGACCATGAGCCGCTGCTCGTACGTTCCCGCGTTCGCGGCGGCATCACGCACAATCCGCCGGTCGATGCGCTCGCCGGCATTGTCGATGACGTTACCGATCTTCTTGCCGGCTACGCCGAGCGCGCCGCCTCCGACTGCTCCGATTCCGGAGTCAATCGCGATGTCCTTGCGTCCCTCTGCGGTCGCCGGGTCGCCCTTCGAGTACCCGGCGCCAGCGAATGCCCCGGTCGCGCCACCCTTGAGTGCAGCGGCGCCGTAGCCGGCCGACGCCGTGGCTGGTGCCAATAATCCCAGTTCTGCCCCGCCGATCAGGTTGCCTGCGACCATGTCGCCTTTGTGCGTCGCCGACAGATCGGCATTGCGCTTGTTGTACTCGGCTAGGCGCTGCGAGTAGGTGAGATCGTCGGTCAGCGGCGACAGCCCCGGGTGGCCTTCTCCGGCCGCGTTGAACTTTTCGATCTGCTCGCGCAGCGCTGGTGGTGCCTTCGAGAGGAACGTGTCAACGAGGGCCCCGCCCTTCGCGCCCCACCCCATCGTCATGCCCTGGGCGGCGCCGACGCGCCGAGCGACCACCGGGCCGTAGTCCGGGTGGTCTTCCTTCGGCGCGGGCGGTTGGTACGAGTGATCTGGCGCGGCCTCTGGCTGCTTTCCCAGCTTCTGAGCCTCGCGCAGGATGTTGTTCCACTCCTCGTCATCGCCGGGTTGGCCGAGGTTCGGCGCCACCGAGCCAGGCACGGGAGGGATGTCGGTTGCACCGGCCATCAGCGCAAGTCCTCGTCGGTGATTCCAAGCTGTTTCATCACGACCTTTGCCCCCGGCAGGTTCGGGTTCGCCTTTAGCTTTCGAATCGTCCTGGCTCGAAGGTCTTCGACTGGGTTCGCCGCGGGGGCCGCCGGCTGAGCAGGCGTCGGCGTCGGGACGGACTTCAGCCCGGCGACGCCAGGCGACCGCTTCGGCACCTTCGGCTGGAAGTCGTCGATGCTCTGCGCGCCAGGATCCTCGGGAAGCGGCGCCTGGCTGTTCACGTCCTCGGGCGAGTCCTTCGCGACGGGGCCGGTCTTCCCGGCGGCTAGCTCGTCTCGCGTGACCGGGCCAGAAAGCGGCTGCTTCGGGACGAACATCGTCGGAGGCGCCATCGCGGGGGACGCTGGGGCCGGCGCCTCGCCGCGGTACTGCTGGAGGAGCTGTTTCGGGTTCTTGAATCCGTGGGAGGCGAGGCCGCGGGCAGCGTCTCGGTCGAGCTTGTCGATCGCAGCGTCCAGCTTGGCCACGCCCATCCCGGCCTTAGACGCGAGCGAGCCGCCAATCTGACCCTCGATGATACCGACGTCTGGGCCTGTCAAGACGCCAAGCGCGTCCTTCGCGGGGCCCTTCATCATGACGAGAGCGTCGTTGTAGAGCTGGTCGCGAACCCTGAACTCGTCGCTCGTCGGGTTGATCGTCGCGCCGTATTTCTCCTCGTGGTCTCGCAGGCGCTTCAGAGCGTCGCGCAGGTCGGCGTAGGCCGGCAGCGCCCCCTTCGTGGTCGTGCCGTTGCCGTGCATCAACTCGTCAGCGAGCTTCGGCGTGCTGGCCTCGCCGATCTTATCGCCGTTGACGTTGAAGATGTCCGTCGGGCTGAGCTGGATTTCCGAGGCTGTCGGCCCCTTCGACTTGTCGGGCTTGTTCTCGTTCTCGGTGATCGTGATGTCCTTGCCCTGCTTCACGATCTTCTGAGTCATGCCGTCGACGGCGCGGCCCTGAGCGTCCAGCATTTCCTTTTGCGCTTTCGCGATGGTCTCATTCGCGTCGATGTCTGCCTGGGTCTTCCCCTGCGCTTCGAGGTTCGCCTTGCCGATGAGCACGACGCGCTTGAAGGCCACGGCGCCGCGAGCGTCGACCTCAGCCAGCAGGAGCTTCCGCGCTTCCTGCGCATCGTTCAGGCCGGCCTCGGCCATCACGGCCTTGTCCTTCATCATCTTGATTTTCTCGCGCTGTCGGTCCAGGTCGCCGTTGATGATGGCGTCGACGGCAGACGGTCCCTGGTCGCGTCCGGTCATGACGGCGATGCGCGCCCGCATAGCATCGGCAGCGCCGCTGAGCCCCACGGCAAGCGCCTTCATCACGTTCCCGTACGTATCTCCCTCGTGGAACAGCTTCGGCGTGGGGGCGTTGTCGTAGCGGTCGCGCGCTTCCTTCAGCCGCGTCGACCACTGTGTGATTTCGTTCTGTGTCTGCTCGTACGCCTTCGCGTGCTCCTCTTGCTGGCGCGCGTACTCGTCTGCCTGCGCTTTCGCGTCGGCAGCCTTCGCCTCTGCCACTTCCTTGTCGTGCTCGGACTTGGCAAGCGCGTCGTCGATCTGCTGATTCCGCAGCGTTGACAGGTCTTCGTGCAGCTTCGTTTGCTCTGGGGCCAGCTTCGACGTGGTGACGTCGTTCTCCGGATGCGTCGTCGTCGCCGTGATTTTCTCCGGCGGCGGCGGAATCAGGAACGGAGCTTGCGGGTATGTGCTCAGGTCTGCCATTGGTCAGTCCAGGATCGGAGATCCATTGGCTCCATAGGTGATGCCGCCACCACCGGCAGCTGGGTAGTACGAGGCGACGCCACCGGACCCTGGGCCTGTGTAAACCGCGCCAGACGCGAGATCGTTCGACGGAGTCGAACCGCCACCGAGATTCGCGATGAACTTGCCGAGCGACCCGATCCCGGAAGCAAGCGCAGCTTGGTCCGCGAGTGTCTTCGCCTGCGCGAGCGCCTTGTCCTGGTAGTTGAACCCCATCTGAGCCAGGAGCAGTTGGATCTGATCGTCGCGGAGGCCCTGCGCTCTGGCGTTGTCGATGATCTGCTGCTGGAGAGCGGCGGACTGGTTGTAGGCGGAAGCCTTGTTTGCGGCATCGGCCGTGAACTGCGCGGCGTTCGCTGCCAGATTCGCGTTGCTGATACCGACCTGGGTCCGCGCGGTAAGATCGGCAAGCGACGCAGTGTTGGCGGCGTTCGCGTTGAACTGGCTGGCGTTCGCCTGAAGAGTGGCGTTGCTGATGTTGGTCTGCGTGACCGCGGCGAGATTCGCCTTTGACGCTTCCAGGTCTGCTTGGATCTGCGCAATGCGAGCATTCAGCGCGTTCGCGGCGTTCGACTGCCCAGCTGCGAGCGCAGTAGCCTGATTCGCCTTGGCCGCGTCCATCTGAGCGTTCAGCGTCGCGATTCGAGACGTCAGCTCGTTGGAGGCGTTCGCGGTCGACACCGTGATGGTGTTGCGGATGTTCTCGATCTGCGCCTGCATCGCAGCGGCAAGGTTCGTCTTGCCCGCGTCAAGGGCCGCCTGCATGTTGGCGGTCGCGACCTGAACTTGCTTGTTCATGTTCGCGATCGACGTCTGCAACGCCGACGACTGGTTCGACTTGGCCGCATCAAGGAGGTTGATGGCGTTCGTCTTCGCGACGTCGACATCGGCTCCGAGCTGGGCGGCGGCGCGACTGACGTCGTTCTGATAGAGACTCGAGGCGAACGTGCCGTACTGCTGGCGACCCGTGGCCTGCTCTGACGCGCGCAGGGCGGCCATGTCTGCGGCGCTCGCGGCGTTGGCGGCCATGAGCCCCTGCTGACCGGCACGGAGCGCAGCGCCGGGAGAGCGACCCTGTAGCGCGCCGGCCGCGCCGAGCTGCTGGCGGGCGTTCGTGTCGATCGCCTTCTGAAGCAGCTGGACGGCAGCGCTCGGGGCGGTTCCGTTCGCCGCGCCCTCGGCCATCGCGAGGGCCTTGAGCATCGCATCCCGCGACTCGGCGGTCTGCGTCGGATCCATCATGATCCGGTCGATGTGCTGGGCCGTGATGTCCGCCGGCTGGTTGATGTCCGAGACGCCGATCTGCGGCGCCGTGATCGACCCGGCCTGGATGGTGCCTGGCGCTGCGATGGTCGGCGCGCTGACTGAACCGGCGCTGATGGTTGTCGGCGTCACCCGCTCGGGAGCACCAACCTGGCCTGCCGAGATGGTCGGCGGCGCATTGATGGTCGGCGCGGTGTATCCCGAGTATGAGGCCGGCGTCGGGGCCGCGATGGTCGGGGCCGTGTAGCCGCCAGCGGTCACGGTCGGCGGGGGGCGGTCACCGCTATTCGCCGCGGCGGAGTCGGCAAGCTGCTTCTGAAACGCCGCCAGGTCGGCCCCAGCCGCCGGGGAGCCGCCGGCACCGGTGCCAGTGCCGCCGGTCGTTCCGCCGGCACCGGACGTCGTGCCTGGCTGCGTCCCGTCGCCCTTCAGGCCGCCGAGCCCGTAGACAGATGCGGCGCCGCCGAGAATTTTCCCCAGCGCGCTGTCGGTGAACAGACTCTTGCCCGAGTCTGGACCGCCGAACAGCTTGTCGTTCGCGACGCCCTGGTTCAGCCCCGGAGTTCCGACCACGTTGAGCTTCTCGGAGTCCTCCTTGATGCTCCGGATCCCGGTCTTTGCGACATTGCCCCAATCGATTTGACTGTTCGTGTCGTTGATGGCGGCAATCTGCGCGGGCGTGTACGCGGTCCCGTCGGGGCCAGTCGTCGTATACGTGCCGTCTGGCTTGGTCGTCTTGACCCACCCGTCGCCGCGGTCGACTGACGTCGTTCCATCCGGATAGGTCGTGATCTTGGCGACGCCACCGTCCGCGGCAGGCGGATAGGTGGTCGTGCGCGACCCATCTGGGTTGTACGTCGTCTGCGAACCGTCCGGGTTCGTGACGGTGGACGACCCGGTAGGAGCCGACGCCCCCGGTCGCAGCGGCTGGAGCGAAGCGGCAGCCATCAGCCTTCGCCTCCAAGGTCGCGCGCGGTCGAGCGACGCCCGCGGCGACCCGGCCGGCCAGGCTGCTGCCCAAACCGGAAGCCACCTTGCGGAGGCCGCTGCCCGCCGCCGGGCTGGGTCGGGTAGGTGAAGTCGGTCACCGGCTGCCCCGGGATGTTCGGCGTGGCCGTCGGGTTGTGGCCTTGGTGAGCCGGTGGTCCTGGCGGGGTGCCGGGAGGGGGCGGAACCGGTGGCGGCGCAGGGGGAGCGACAGCTGCCCCAGCGGCGACGCCAGGGGTGTACCCGGGTGGATGGTACGGATCCGCGGCTGGAGGCGGGACGGGAGGCACCGGCGCGCCACGCATCTCCGGAGGCGTCGCCATGGCGGGCATGGTCACGGCAGGGGGCGCCTGAGGGACGATCGGAGCCTGATTGACGTACGGCGCCCCCATGCGCCCCTGCGGGTCCAGCTGGTTCCAGTAGCCAGACTGCCCCATCCAGCCTGGCAGGCCAACGCCGCGGAGCCATCCATCGCGCTCGGCGTCCGCGCCGCTGTACCTGGAGGCCTCGAACTGCTGGAATGCCGCCGCCGGGTCCGCCACACCGGACGAGAAGAGCGGCGTGCCGGTCAGCGCGCCCATGCTGGCCGTCTGGGCGGCGCGCAGCGCGTTCGCCTCGTTGCTCTGGCGCTGAACCTCGGCGCGATTCGCAGGGTCTGCCTCGTATGCCGCCCGAGACTTCGCCGCCTGGATGGACTGCTCCAGCGCCAGCCCCCCCGATCCCGGGTACATCTTCCGCCAATATTCGTCCTCGGTCAGCCCGAGCTGGGCCATCTGGAGCGCCCAGGACGGAATCGCTGCCGGTGACGGCGCCGAGGCGGGCGACGGCGCGGAAGACACGGGCGGAAGGGCCTGCCAGCCAGCGGGAACGGCCGTCGGCGCAGCGGTTGCGGCCGGCGCTACCGGAGCGCGGTACCCGGCGCGCCCGCTGACCACCTCCGGGTCGAATCGGCCGTAGCTGTCCATCCAACCCTGAAAGGCTCGAGAGTCGACGTCGTAGTCGCCGGTCACCGCGGGGGGCGCGGGGGCGCGATACGCGGGGGGCGCCGCGGGAGAGGCAGAAGGCGTCGAACCGACCGTGGGACGCGGCGTGACATAGCCGTGCGGCGTCGGCGCCACCGGGGGAGGCGGAAGGCTGGTCGTGGGCGGTGGTGCCGGGGTAGGCGAGCTCGTCGTCACGGGCGGCGTTGACGCAGGCGCTACACGCTGGCCCGTGGCATAGCCGGACGTTGCCGTCCGTTTCGGCGTGCCGTCGTCGTTGTAGTCGCCGAACGGAGAGAACATCATCACGTCCACCTTTCGGTTGCCGGGCGCTTCTCGGCGCCGCCACGGACGCCAACCACGGCGCCCCACTGCTCGAGCCGCCAAGTGCTGTCCGACGGGGGGAGCTCGATCTGAAGCGAGAAGGCCGAGCAGTTCTGGCGGCCGTGCCCTGGTCGCGCCTCGGCCTGAATCGGCGACTCCGTGCTCGGAAACGGGTTCGCCGCTTCGAACGCCTGCACCGGGTCGTCGCTGTTGTTCTGGAAGATCGTCAGCTTCGGAGCGACGCCTGTGTTCGTACCGATCTGCGCCCCGGTAACGAACGCGCGGTAGAGGCGCATCTGCGTCCCGAACTGGCCGGCGCGGACCCACGCGCTTCGAATCGTCCCGCGATACGTGGTTCCGGCGTCGGTCGTCGACGTCGCGTTCTCGGTGAGCGCGCCATCGCTCTTGAAGAGCATTTGGTTCCCGCTGACGACCGCCGACAGCGTGTAGCCGCTCAGGCCGCCGGTCCAGCGGTACCAGATCTGATGCTTGCGGTCGTAGACGAGCTGGCCGCCAGAGTAGAGGAAGCGCACCTCGTTCTTGGCGCGAGAGAACACGATGTCAGTCACGACGATCGGCGTGCGAACCGTCGGTTGACAGAAGAAGTCGTCCACCGGGGAACCAATCCAGGCGACGCGCGCGCTGCGGTCGATCGAGAAGATGCCGCGCTCCGAGACGAAGAACACCTCTTCCCCGGTCGAGAGCGTCGGGGGGCCGATAATGGCGCCGACGTCCATGCTCACGCGTGCCGTGGAGTGCAGCGAGCCCGAGCCGTTGTCCTCGGGGCCGTCGCCAGCCACCAGATAGATGGCGTTCTTCTTGAAGACGACCAGCTTGTCGTCTAGCTGCGCAATCCCAGTGATGTCGCCGAATTCGTCGTCGAAGTCGATCACGAACTCGTCGACAAACTCCGGCTGATGGCCGGGGCGGATGTGCTTCGAGAACCACAGTTCTGTGCGGAAGTCGGCGTTGACCATCCACAGCCGATCGCCGTACGTTGCGAGGTACGCCGGGCGCGGCGTGATGGCCGTTTCGAGTTCGGCGTAGGTGTAGAGAAAGTCGTTCCCGGCGAGCACGATGTCCGTCGTCGAGTCGACGGTTGCGACGGTGCCGGTCCCGCTGCTCAAGTAGGTGATCGAGACCAGCTGGAACACGCTGCCGTTGCCGGCGGTTCGGAACAACTTCGCGGCAACCGATCGAGGCTGTATCCCGAGGCTGAGCCCCTGGCTCTCGAGACACGGCATCGTCCGTGGGTCGTAAGTCGCCGTCACGGTGTTATTGGCCCCCGTGAGCGTGATCGACGCCGGCTCGCTGAGCGGCGACCTCCACACGCGTCCGTGCTGGTCGGCGATCTCTAGCATCTCGACGTACTGGTACGTTGCCAGCAGCGTCAGACCCGCGCCGCCGACCGTAGACTGCACAAGCGTAGGAGACCGCGGGAAGAACGGGACGCCGTGAATCGGGCAAGGCCCCGGCTCA